GGAAATTTTCATACCGGAAACAACCTGAATCATGGAGCGGTTCAGGGGTGGGAATTAAATAGATGGTTTTATAAAACCCCGGGTAACGTAACGAGTATATTATTCAGTTCGGCGAATCCTACAACAGCAAGATATGGCTCCGGTTCAAACATAAGAATTCATAGATACATGTAATTTCCTCCAAAGTGCAACCCACTTTGCAAGAACCGTTCAATTTTTCCCAAAAATTTTAACCTCCCTCAATAGTAGATATGTCTACCAACGGGCAATTGGTTTTCACGGATGTAGACAAAATTACGTTTAAGGGGGTCGGTAATGCCTCGAACGCCGTGATCGATACACTAACAGGAAAGATCGGTGTGGGGGTAGATTCCCCAGACGCGAATCTTCATGTCTTAGGTAATTCATACGTGAGCACAAACCTCGAACTCGGTGGAACGCTCATCATGGGAACGGTCAACGTGGAAGCGCAGCACTCTCTCGAGGCTGTGACGGCTACGGGGAATACGACGCCTTTAACCATAGAGTTTACGAATCCTACGACGGGGATTGTAGCGACGGGGAATGTGGAGGTGGGTGGTGATTTAACGGTGAGTGGAACAGGTGCTCTAACCGTTCCAGCTGGTACGACGGGAGACAGACCGGCTACAGCCGTGAACGGAATGATCAGGTATAACTCAACAACTGAGTCAATGGAAGCGTACTCGGCGGGGGTGTGGGGTGCGTTGGGTGGAGGTGGAGGTGGAGGTGGAGGCCCCACGATCACGGGTATTTCACCTGTGAGTGTTCTCCGTGCGGATACGGCAACCCAGGTATTCACGGCGACGGGTACGGGTATTGTCAGTGGATCGACGGTACAATTAGAAGGTGTCGATGGAACTTTGTATAGTGTTTTAAACGTGACACCGAACGCCGCTGAGACACAAGTAACCTTTAAAATGGGGGGTGAGGCGGTTGAGTTTCCACCTAGTGCGATGAGCACAAATACTTCTATCACGGGGTACGTGGCGAGTGCCTCGTATAACACGGGGAACGCGTATAGGGCCTTTAATGATGTTATTGGCGCGCTGTCGAGCTGGGCCATGGACGAGAATAACGCCCTCGTAGGCTATTCTACCGTCGGTCCAGGCTACTTACCGGGACTTGATGCTCCAGTAACTCAAACATTCGACGGAACATCACACCGTGGGCATTGGTTACAGTTACAAATACCCAGCCCAGTTAAACTAACTCGCGCTGTAATAGGCTGTACGGTAGCGAGTCGCCAGTATGGGCTATTTGTTATATTAGGAAGCAACGACAATACGAATTGGACATTACTTCATGCTGGGACGGCGACGACTCTGTCCACAGATGTCACGACACTATCAGCGGGGTCGACAGAAACATTCTCTTATTTCAGAGTGGTAATAAAGTCAAAGGGGAGCGGCCAGGCCGATCACAGACTTGGATTCGATAATATACAATTTTTTAGTAGATCGGGATTTTGGGATCTCGCCCAACAACCCTATAAAGTTAGGATTAACAGTACATCGAGTCTGAATGCGACCAGTACTACCAAGATTGGGTTTCCGGTTACATGGACTACCGCGACTGGTGAGAACCTGGACTTTGATACTACTGTGTCCGCGACTGAAACACTCTTAGGTACAGATGGTGCTGGTGGTACGAATAGGACGTTCTCTATATCACCCCTGTCTGCTGTTCAAGCCTTACCATCAGGCCTCACCCTTACAGGGACTACAGGTGCTATAACAGGTCAAATTGCGGCCGCGGGTACAACGAGTGTAACATTCCGATTGACTGATAATGCCTCTGGACTGTTCACAGATAGAGCAATCAATATCGTGGGTTCGACCCCTCCACCTGAACTCTACTCCTTTACCACACATACGTTCACGGACGCTGGGCAGACGGGACGAACCGGTCCAACGATCACACAGGCTAGAAACACGTACAACGTTACTTGGGATACGAATACGAATTTTTTTAACGTGACTGCAGGAATCCAGCTCTGGACCGTACCCAAAACAGGGACGTATGAATTTGAATTAGGTGGATCTAGAGGGGGGGTGCGTACCAACGGGACTGGCACGAATGTCCCTGGTTATGGTGCATTGATTGAAGGTGCGCGCCTGAATCTGGTGAAGGATGATAAACTTAAAATACTCGTAGGTCAACTACCCGACCCTTACGTCGCCTCTAATGGACCTGGAGGTGGTGGTGGAACTTTTGTTACTACGGACGCAGCGACTCCCGTACCATATTTAGTCGCCGGTGGTGGTGGAGGAGCTCATGACGGCTCTCAGCCAAATTTCCCGCAGACAAATAATTATGGTACTGCCTCAAATCGTGGTCCAACCACAGTAGCGACCGGACGCTCCGCCGCGGGTGGTGGAGGGGGGTCCTTTAATGGACAGGGCACGCTGGCGAATTTCGGAAGATCTTTTATAAATGGCGGCTTAGGTGGTGATTTTGATGTAGACGGAGGTTTTGGTGGAGGTGGTGGAGCGAAGAATACCAATTCATATATTGGAGGGGGGGGTGGATATTCAGGTGGAGATGAATTAACAAATGGGGGGATTGCATTCTTGTCTGGGACCGACTACGGTGGAGGAGGTTCATATGAGAACTCGTCATACGTTACGGGTGCAACTCTCACGACCGGAGGAAATAACGGTAAAATCTCTGGGGACCGAGGTTATGTTAAAATTACGTTTATATCATAATAAAAAAAGGTGTATTTATATAATGGATGGTGTTACGCATGAACTTACGCTAGAGGAAACTGCTGCTCAAAAAGTCATAGAAGATCGCAAATCTGATGCTAGGAAGAAACTCCGTTCAGAACGGGATACACTTATCAATGCCACGGATAAGTACGCTTTTATGGATTACCCTATAAATCAAGAGACCCGTAAAAAATGGAATTACTATCGGCAACACCTCCGCGATCTCCCGGCTATGTCTTCACCCGATCTAGACGCTGACGGAAATCTCACTGGTGTTGAGTGGCCGACCCCTCCTCAATAAACAATTTTCCTCCAAAGTGCAACCCACTTTGTAAGAAAAAGATCCCGTATCAAAGTGAAACCCGTTGGGTTTCTCGCCCTTTAAAAAAACCTCCCCAAATAGTAGATATGTCCACCAGCGGTCATCTTAAGTTTCAGGGAACGAATAGGGCAACGTTCGTCGGTACGACTTCGAATATCATGTTCGACACGACCTCTACGAGTCTAGGGATCGGGGTCACGGGAACAGACCATCCCAGTTCAAATTTATATATAACCGGAAACGCATACGTCTCTAGTAATATCGCCGTCGGTGGTGTATTAACCATGGGTACCGTAAATGTGGTTGCACGCCATGATCTCGAGGCTGTGACGGCTACGGGGAATATCACACCTTTAACAGTTGAGTTTACGAATCCTACGACTTCTTTAGTGGCCAGTGGGAATGTTGTAGTTACCGGAAATGTTACCGCGGATTACTTTGTAGGCGACGGGAGTAATATAACTGGTATTTCCTCGACACTTCAAGCGATAACAGATTCTGGACCCGGTGCAAATGTGACGTCTAATACCGTCCAATTTTCTAATGCGACGACAGGGTTTGTTACGACTGCGAACGTTGAAGTGGGTGGGGAGTTGACTGTGAGTGGAAACGTGGCTATAGATACAGATACCCTCTTCGTTGATTCGGTGAATGATAGGGTGGGAATTGGGACGACGGATCCAGATAATACACTCCACATTTCCGGAACCCAAAATCAATTAGTTCAGATCCAGAATACATCTGATACCGCGCGACTTGTTTTAAATGGCAGTTCCGGAACCGGTGGTGATTTAATATTTAAACAAGGTGGTACAGCGACGTGGGGAATTGCCTCGATTGGTGATAGTCTCCATTTCTTAGGAGATGATTCTACCTCACAGACGCGAATGACTATAAATAATGCTGGAATCGTAACCACTCCATCTAGACCCGCATTTTATGCCTGGGATAATTCGGCTAGTAGGTCGGGAATCACACTCACGTTCGATTCAACAACGTATAACATCGGTTCACACTACAACACTTCCACGTCACGTTTTAAAACACCTGTAGCCGGAACCTACATTTTTACTGCGGTTATCGCGCATGATACAGCGAACGCACTCTCAGCTCCATATTATTCATTCTATGTCGACGGATCGAATCGCCGCGATATCATAGAGGGAACCGGTTCACACAACGCGCATTTTGAACAACACGGTGTATACATAGTTAACTTAAACGCTAACCAGTACGTAGATATACGATCGCGTAGTGGTACTAATATTACATTTGTTAACGGTAATCATGGAGCGTATTATAGGAACTGTTTCCAGGGTGCATTATTAGGTTAAAAAGAATGTAGTATTATATAAAATGTCGAGTTGGTATTTTTGTCTTGAACCTGGTACATTGGAAATTGTTGACCGTTTCGAGGGTACGGAGGAAGATGTTAAATCAAGATCTTCACGTTTAGAATTTGTAAAACTTGATTCGGGTGTAAATCCGAGAGTTGTAGACATTTCCAGAGACGATTCTGGAAACGTGGTAATAGAGGTAAACCAAGAAAAGATTACTAAAATGAACGAAGATGTACACCAGTTTAATCTCATACAATTACGAATAAAACGTGATATACTCTTACAAAAATGTGATTGGGTTCTTGTTCCAGACACCCCTCTTTCACAAGAAAAGATCGATGAATGGAAAGTGTACCGTCAAGCCCTTCGCGATCTTCCCACGACAGCCGAAGATCCAATGAATCCCGTTTGGCCGTCTATTCCAACTGCCTAAGCAGTTGACTTTTCCTCCAAAGTGCCTCCCACTTTGCAAGAAAATACTCTCTCCAAATAGTAGATATGTCGTATTACTTGACGAGTGAGAACTCAGTTCTTAACATCAATAATGCGCACCTTAAAGTTTCGGGAAACATCCAGACGGACGTCATGAAACTCGGTGCGATCGAGTTCGCGCCTCCAGCGTCCGATGTTGCGGGAACAGTCAACTTCACGAATGTCACGACAGGTGCGACTACCTCGTCTAACCTTAACGTAGGTGGGACTTTAATGCTCGGGACGGTGGAAGTTGTAGGTACTCCCGCAAATACAGCGAATCTTCACGATGTTGTAAACCTTGGAAATGTGACGTCTAATACCGTCCAATTTTCTAACGCGATTACAAGTCTTACCGCGACTTCAAATATTGAAGTAGCCGGCTTCGTAGGAAGCTCTGGAACAGGTGCTCTAACCGTTCCGAGTGGTACGACAGGGGAACAGCCTACTGGGGTTGCAGGTATGGTTCGGTTTAATTTAACGATAAGTAGACTAGAAGTGTATAACGGAACTGTATGGGAACCCCTCGGCCGTGGGATAAGTGCAACTGGTGGAACCACGACAACCAGCGGTGAATACAAAATTCATACATTCACATCTTTGGGAACGTTTACAGTGACAACTAGGGGAGACATTGAATATTTAATTGTAGCGGGTGGTGGTGCGGGTGCTACTACAGACGGTGGTGGTGGTGGTGCCGGTGGAGTTGTCTATGGAACGATGATTATTGAAACAGGTGTATATGGTATTACAATAGGTGCCGGCGGTGCTTTTGTTAATACTAATGATCGCGCTGGTCTTAGCGGGAGTAATTCGACGGCACTAGGTTTTACGGCGATTGGTGGAGGTGGAGGTGGTAATGATAGGGCAAGTGGGCAGGGGGCAAAAACTGGTGGATCGGGTGGTGGAGGTGGATCAAGGCAATCACAAGGCCAATGGCAAGGGGCTTCCGGAATTCAAAATTCTACGTATGGATACGGTTATGGTAATAATGGGGGTGACGGTGTAGGATCAGCTAGCAGTCCCGCCAGTACAACACATTCCGGTGGCGGTGGTGGAGCTGGTGAAGCTGGAAAACACGGTAGTGATTCGAGTGATAGAGCGGGTGGTGGAAATGGGATAGAATGGCCGA